GTCCATTATGCAGCTGCATTGCTGACGTAAAAACATTAAACAAAACAAAAGAATTAATACTTAAAAATGCAAGTTTAGCTATATCTGGTGTGTATCTAGCTGCGGATGATGGAGTTTTAAATCCACAAACAGTTCGCATTCAGCCAGGAGCAATAATACCCGTAGCCAGAAATGGTGGCCCGCAAGGAGATAGTCTAAAACCTTTACCGAAATCTGGAGATTTTAATGTAGCACAGTTAGTCATACAAGATTTAACGGCAAACATTAAAAAGGTACTCCTGGACGATTCCCTCCCCCCTGATACTATGAGTGCCAGGAGTGCCACAGAAATAGTGCAGCGCATGAAAGAATTATCACAAAACATGGGTTCTGCTTTTGGACGACTTATTACAGAGGCTATGCTGCCAATAGTAAGAAGAGTATTATTTATAATGGATTCTCAAGGATTAGTAGATATGCCATTAAAGATAGACGGCCAAGAAATTAAAGTTGTACCCGTATCACCATTGGCCCAAGCACAAAGTTTAGATGAGCTTGAAAACGTTATGAAGTTTGTTCAAATAAGCCAAGGCATTGGGCCAATAGGCCAAGTTGCTTTAAACCAGGATGAGGCATTAGATTACATTGCCGATAAACTTGGCATACCTGGTAAAATTTTAAATAGCCAGGAAGAACGAAAAACTATGATTGCACAAATGACACAAATGGCGCAGCAAGCGGGAATGATTCCTGGCGCTGAAGGAGAAGGACAAGGAGAACCACCAGTAGAATGAGTTGGGAAGATTTAACAAGCAAAGCAAATCCAGAGCCAGAAGAATCCCAAGAGATAGATAGAATTATTACTAAAGTATTTTCTACTAGGGACGGCTCTAAAGTCTTGGCTTTTTTAAAACATATGACGATTGACCAGCCTACCTGGTATCCAGGTGAAGATGCGAGTCATGGTTATGCTAGAGAAGGACAAAATTCTATTGTCCGTGAAATTTTTAAACGTATTGAAAGGACGAGAAACAGATGACAAATGAAACTGAGGCCGTTGCAGCTGAGAACCAAGAGGCCAGCGATAACGAAAACCAAAGTCTTTTAAATCCAACAGTAACCGAAGAAAGTACAGAAGAAAACGTAGATGTCGAAGAATCATCCATTAATCATCTTACATCAACAGATGATGAAGAGCCAACAGTTAAAGCAGCCGAAGAAGAAAAAGAAAAAAAAGAGGCAGCTGAAAAACCTGAAAATGTTATTGATGCTCATTGGGATAAAGATAAAGGCGAAATTAAAATAGACGAATTGTCAAAATCTTACCAAGAGTTACGAAACAAAATGGCTACTGGTAAACATAAACCGCCTAAAGATGGCCAATATAAAACAGATTTTGTAGAGGGTTTAGAGCCTGACGATCCCATGATGACTGATTTTGTAGAGATTGCTAAAGATAATAATATGAGCCAAGAGTTATTAGAACAATTAACGGGTTTTTATTTAAAATCGCAAGAAGGTTTAGAAGAACAAATAGTTTACAAACAAAAAGAAGAACTCCAAAAATTAGGAAATAATAGTGAAGCTATTATTAAAAGCACTAATAATTGGTTAGGTAAATTTCAAACGTCTGGAACGTTAGCTAAAGAAGAAGTAGAAGCAATAGCTAACGCATCTACTAATGCAGCTTTTATTTCAGGCTTAAATAAAATTAGGCGCAGTTATGGGGAACAAACTATACCTACAGCTACTACCCAAGAAGTAGATACAACAACTATGGCTGATATAGAAACTTTAATGGCGGATAAAAGATATGGTGTTGATGCTAACTTTACTAAATCGGTAGAAAAGAAAGTTTACGAACTCCACGGAGAAAAATACTAATGGCTAAAAAAGGTTTATATGCAAATATAAATGCACGAAAGAAAAAAGGAATTAGCAGACCTAAAAGCAAATCTACGGTGTCTGCTAAAGCCTATTCAAATATGAAAGCGGGTTTTCCTAAAAAGAAAAAGACATAGCAATAGTTCTGCTATTACTGACAAAACTCCGTAGTCTGTTTGAGGTAACAATATATTCTCGATATATTAAATTGACTGACAACCTAAATTTATGGGCCAGTTTTATGGGATGCACTTCGCCCCGAAAGTGTAGCTACCTGGCCCACGGATAACCAGCAAGCGAATTAGAATATTTTATTAATTAATTAGAAAAGGATAAAGATATGGCATTAAGTGTATCAAATGCTTTTATTACATTATTCGATTCAGAGGTAAAGCAAGCCTATCAAGCTGGCCGAGCCTTAGCTGGTTTAACTAGAGAAAAAAATAATGTAGTAGGACAAACTGTGCAATTCGCAAAACTTGGAAAAGGTCTTGCAACAGTTCGAACTCCGCAATCTGACGTAATTCCATTATCGCTGGACTATAGTACAGTAACAGCGACTATGACAGATTACATAGCTGCGGAATATTCTGATATATTCAATCAGACAAAAGTAAACTTCAACGACAGACAAGAGTTAGTACAAGCTGTAGGCGGAGCAATTTCAAGAAGGATGGACCAAGTAACAATAGATGCTTTAGTAGCAGCTAGTGGAACTGGTACTGTTGCAAACACTATCGCAGAAAGTGGAGCAGCGGGTTCTGCATCTGATTTAAATACTGGAAAAATCAGGGCAGCAAAAAAAGCAATGGATGCTGCTAACGTCCCTACGGCTGATCGTACACTATTGATTCATGCGAATAACCTAAGTGCGCTATTATCACAAACAAGTGTTACTAGCAGCGACTTTAACAGCTTGAAAACTTTAGTTGACGGTGATGTTAATTCTTGGCTGGGCTTTAACGTAGTAACAATAGGCGATAGAGATGAAGGCGGTCTAGCAATAGATGGTTCTTCAGATAGAATTTGTTATGCGTTTCATAAATCAGCAGTAGGTGTTGGAATGGGTATGTCCCAAAAAACATCTGTTGACTATATTCCAGAGAAAACTTCATGGCTGTGTGCATCAATGTTCACGGGTACTGGAGTAGCAATAGATGCTCCTGGAATTGTTAAAATAACTTGTAGGGAGGCGTAATATGGCTTTTTCAAGAACTGGATGGAATCCAATAGGTGGCCAATCTAAAAAAGGTTCAGCACCTCAAGTTTGGTCATACACAAGTACTGACAGTATTGCTGACGCAAATACTGAAGGTTACTTTAATTCTGTTTCAGATGAAGTCGCAGTAGGAGATTTAATCCATTGTGTTACTTCAACGGGCAGTACAGCGGTAGCAACATTAGTTTATGTGTTAAGTAACGCATCTGGTGTTGTTGACGTAAATAACGGAACTACTTTAGCTAATACAGACGGCGACTAGTAGTTACATTTATTAGGAGGAGAGGTCTATGGCTTCTGGCGATACTAAATTATCTATATGTTCGGATTCTTTAATTATGCTAGGGGCTGCTCCCCTCTCCTCTTTTTCAGAAGGAACAGATGCAGCCCAGGTATGTGATAGATTATATGATGATATACTTGAAACTATTTTGGCAATGTATCCCTGGACATTTTCTTATAAGAAAGTGCAGCTTGCAAGATTAACTGATACTCCAGTTAATGAATGGAAATATAACTATCAATTACCATCCGATAGCATAGGGTCAGGAGTTAGAGCATTATTTACAACTGAATCCGCTGGCGCTAGACCAGTAAATGATGGATGGGAAATATTAGAAGATAAACTTTTAACTGATTATGAAACTGTATATGTAGATTATCAATTTAGACCGTCAGAAGCAGTTTTGCCTACATATTTTATACAATTAATAAAATACTGGATGGCCTGGCATATAGCCGAGCCAGTTACAGACCAAATTACAAAAGGCGAATATTATAAAACATTAGCTGTTGGAGCGCCTTCAGAAAACAATAGAGGTGGCGCATTTAGACAAGCAGCTATTATTAACGGTCAAAATCAACCTAACCAGGTTATAGAGGATTTTGATTTAATATCTGTGAGGTATTAAATGTCCAGACAAGTACAAATACAAACAAATTTTAGTGTCGGTGAATTAGACCCTTTATTAAGAAGTCGTGTAGATTTACAACAATATTATAATGCTTTGCAAACAGCTAATAATGTTTTTATTCAACCACAAGGCGGAATAAAAAGAAGAGATGGTTTAAAGTATATAGCTGAATTACCCGCTGCTGCTAATCCTGAAAATGGTGTAAGATTAATTCCTTTTGAGTATTCTGTAAACGATTCTTATATGTTTGCTATTGTAAATCAAAGAATTTATATATTTAAAAACAATGCTTTAATAGCTAATATTAATGGAAGTGGTAATGATTACTTTGGTGTATCGGCTTTAACATCTGCTGTATTAGATAAGTTAAATTTTGCTCAATTTGGAGATACTATTATATTTGCAGAAAATGATTTGCAACCTCTTAAAATAGTAAGAGGAGCTAATGATGCTACTTGGACCGCAACCAATATTACATTTTCAACAACTCCTTTACATGCTTTTACTTTAAGTACAAGTAATCCTAATGCAACAATAACTCCTAGTGCTACAAACGGAAACATAACTGTTACAGCAAGTACTGGTGTTTTTACTGCCGATCATGTTAATCAATTTATAAACATAACTTCTAATTTTGGCCGTTTAAAAATTATAGAATATGTAAGTTCAACAAGTATTAAATGTAACGTAATAACAACTATGTTTGATACATCTGGTGTTACAGTTAATAATTGGGAATTAGAAACGGGTTATGAAGCAGCCTGGAGTGGCAGTAAAGGATGGCCTACCTCATGTACTTTTCACGAAAGCCGATTGTATTTTGGAGGGGCAAAATCTTTAACAACTAATATATGGGGTTCAAGAGTAGGAGATTTTTTTAATTTTGATGTAGGCGAAGGTTTAGATGATGAGGCTTTAAATGCTGAACTTACTACAGATAGTTTAAATTCAATACAAAATATATTTTCTGGCAGAGATTTACAAATATTTACTACTGGAGGAGAATTTTATATTCCGCAAAGTGTCAATGACCCAATTACTCCTGGTAATTTAATGGTAAAGATAGCAACTCGTAATGGTATTAAACCAGGAGTGCCAGTAGCAGGATTAGATTCTGGAACTATATTTATACAAAGATCAGGTAAATCTTTAAATGAAATGATTTTTACGGATGCAGAATTAGCTTATACAACTTCTACTATTAGTTTAATGTCCTCTCACTTATTAAATAGTCCTATAGATATAGCTATGCGAAGAGCAACGTCCACAGAAGAGTCGGATAGGCTATTTATTGTTAATTCAGGAGATGGGTCTTTAAGTGTATATTCTATATTACGTTCTCAAAATGTTGTAGCCCCTTCTAAGTTTACAACTAATGGGACATTTAAAGCTATAGGTGTTGATGTAGATGATACTTATGCAGTAATAAATAGAAATTTACAAGACCTTCAGGCAACTTGCACAATAACAGTTTCAGATTTTGGAAATATAGCAACTGGCTCAACTATAACATTAAAGAAAAATGATGGAACTACAGTTATTTTTACTTCAACAACTGGTACAGCATCAACTAATGAATTTAAAACTGAAACAAATAATGACACAACAGCAACAAATTTAAAAAACACAATTAATGGTCATAGTGATTTTTCTGCAACAGTTAGTAGCGCTGTTGTTACTGTTACTAGGTTAGACAGAGGAGCTAGTAATTTAACAAACGTATCATCTGATAATACACGATTGACAACAATAAATTTTACTGGAGGTCAAACTTCTAAATATTTTGTAGAAGTATTTGATTCTAGCCTTCATACAGATGCAGCTGTTTATGTTTCGGCTGCTACGGCTACGGCTACTGCTGCTCATTTGCCACATACTTTAGTAGATATATTAAATGATGGAAACGTAGAAGCGCAGCAAACCTTAAATGGCAGCGGTGTTGCCACATTAACTAGGTCGTCTGCTAGTAATTATGAAATGGGTTTTCCGTTTGTAATTGATATTAAAACAATGCCAGTAGAGCCTAGGTTACCAAGTGGCTCAGTTAAAGGATTTAAAAAAAGAATAGTTCAAGTAAATGCAGAAGTTTTTGAATCTAAGGCTATGTCTATTAATAATCAATTAGTAGCTTTTAGACAGTTTGGAGAGGATGTTTTAGATTCTCCCGTTACTGCATTTACGGGGTCAAAGCAAATTGGGCCTTTGCTTGGATTTGATTATGAAGGCTCAATAACCATTAGTCAGAGTGTACCATTAGCTTTAAATATTTTATCGCTCGACTACAAAGTATCGTTAGGACAATAAATGGAAGTATTAGCAGTAGCAAGCGCAGTAGTAGGAGCATTTGGACAATATAAAGCGGGCCAAGCACAACAAGCAATGTATAAATCTCAAGCTGTTTGGAATAATATTCAAGCAGAACAAGATGCTTTAGCTTATGAGCAAGAAGGAGTAAATGCTTTAAAAAGAACTTTAAAAACAGTAGCAACTATAACGGCAAGAGGAGCAGCTGGAAATTTAAATCCTTGGGCTGGTAGTACGGGTAATTTACAAGATAATGTTTTAAATGAAGGATTTACCGATTTTAATATAGCAACTATGAACGCAAGCAATCGAAGAAAAACTGGCGAATATCAATCTGGAATTTATAGAGCTGCTGGAAAATCAGCTTATCAACAAGGAATATTTGGAGCAGTAGCAACAATAGGTGGTGCAGCTGCAACGTATGGATCAATAGGTTCAAAACCTTCAGGCGGTGGTAGTAGTGGATTTAACCCCAATAGTTCTGGTGGTCAAGGACCAATATTTGGATTTTAAGAATGGCACAAAGATACCCTACATATGATAGCGCAGGAAGAAGAACTATTGCAAGAACTCCTGGCATAGATCAAGCAGCATTAAGAGAAGAAGCTAAAGGTTTTTCAAACATGGCTGCTGGAGCTAACAAGATAATGAATTTTGCTTTTGGTAAAATGGAACAAAAAGCTAAAATTGAAGCTGTAGAATATGGAGCAGCTAATCCTCAAGAAGCTATGAAACAAACTAAAGATCAATCAACTACATTTGACCAATATGCTTATGGTGCTGCTGTAAAAGTAGCGGGATCTCAAATAGAAACTCAAGCACGAAACCAAATGGGTAAAACATTATTAGAATGGAAAGATTCAAAAGGCGACCCAGAAGAATTAAAAGCAAGGTTGTTTAATATTAATGCTGGATTTTCTAATGCTATGGGAAGTATGGATGCTGTAAGCGCTGCTTCTTTAAATGAAACTTTAACTCGATTATCAAATTCTGTGTATTTAGATTACACAGAGGATTGGATGAAAGACCAAAAAGCCTCATTAAAAACAAATACATTAATAGGTATAGATGAACGAATAAAAGGCCTAGAACTTATGGGCCGTCAAAATATTTCTTCTGAACAATTTGATGAAAACTTAATGATAGAAATAGACGCATTGAGAAGTTATATGGAAGGCAACGGCTCTACTCCTACTGAAATAGGTAGTGCTATAATACAAGCACAAACAAAAAGCCAAAGAGCTAGAGTTCGTGGAGCTTTTGATAGAGCCGAAGATAAAATTGCTTTTGCAGCTGAGTTTGAAAAAGATTTTAATAAAAGAGAAAATCTTGCTAGAGGCTTAGATGAAGCAGATCAAAAAACATTATTAGGAGAAATGAACACAAAAATAAACTCTATAAATAGTAGAAATAATGCAGCTAAAACAGAATTAGATAATCAATTTACTGATCTTAAAAATGTAGTTACAGATGGCAGAGATCCAGGAGATCAACTATTAAAATTAAAACAACAAGTTGCTGAATTAAATTATAGTGAATTATATTTTCAAATTGAGCAATTAGAAAAAAATGCTGGAATATATCAAAGAGTTAGACAGATGTCTGTAGAAGGCGCTCAAGATTATATTAATGAATTGCAACATGAAATAAGAATAGATGAAAGAGTTACTCCAGAAGAACGAGAACTTTTAAAAGATTTAGAAAGTATATTATCTAGCATGGAGTCTGAGAGAGCTGATGAAGAAGCTGTTATTGGCGAAGCAGAAAATATAATTGAGAAAGGATATTTGCCTGGACCAGAGTTAATGAAAAAACTTCAAGATGGTTATGAACGTTATAAAGATACAGCTTTAGGTGAAAAGTTTGACATATTATTAGATAATTTAGCTGTTTTAAAAGAAGGAGAAACATTAAGTCCTGCTGCATTAGAAGAGGTTATTCAAGAAACAGATAGAATACTACAAGTTGGAGTAGAAAACGAAGCTCAAATAGATTTAATAGATGATTTAAGAGCTATGAAAGGAAAAATGGAATCAGCTTTAAAAACAGATCCATTAGCTTGGGCTAAAAATACTAGAGATGATTTTCCAAGTTTAGTTATTACTGATGGTAAAGTAGATAAACAAAGTGCTAATGCTCGTATTAATTGGGTAAATGGATGGTCCTCAGAAATGGGGATTCAACCCAAATATTTTACTAATAATGAAAAAGACACAATTATTAGTAATTATATGGCAGCTGACGTTAATAATAAAATAGCTTTTTTATCTGGATTAAATGAATCATTTGGTATTCATACTATGGACGTTTTAGAAGAATTACATGGAAGCAGCAAAGACGGGCAAAACTTAGCTCACATAGGCGCACTTACTTTAGGAGGTAATATAGATATTGCTGAAGATGCTTTTTTAGGTATGGAGCTAGATCAAGAAAGTATAAAATTATATTTTCCAGAAGGTGGTACTGTTAAAACAGACATGGACCAAATGATGACAGAAGCAATGTTTGGCGCTCAAATACAAGCTGCTGAAATGGGAAATATAATTGAAGTTACTAGAAATGCTTATATGCAAAGACATATAAAAAGTGGCCTTAAAGAATTTAATGATGATTTATTTCAACAAACATTGCAAGAAGCAGCGGGAGCAAGATTTATTAATGGCGATCAATACGGAGGCATTATTACTTTTAAACCAGATAATGTTGGAAAAGAACATCAAGTTATGATTCCCAATAATATTGTAGCAGAAGATTTTCCTGATTTAATAGATTCTATGGATGAAGTAGATTTTTTTATGAACACAGACGGTAAATCTTTACATTTTTTAGATCCTAATGGCCAAGCACAACCTTTAAAAAATTATGAAACATTTAGAGATAGATTTCATTTTACGTCTATTAGCGCTAATGAAGTGGTAATAAGTTTATACCCATCTACTGGAGATGACCCACAATATTTTGTAGATGAAAATGGAGAAAGAATTATTTTAGATTTAAAAGAACTCCAAGATTATATGATACGAAAACAAGAAGTAGTACCAGGAACTTAATATGTTTTTTCAATCAAAAAAAGATGCACTACAAAGATTACCAGATAGTTACATTGGTGGAGAAAGAACTGATTTTGGAGAAAACTATGAAGCGGGTAAAAGGCAGCATAAATTAGCAAGTTCTTTTTATTCCAGAGGTGCTGCTTATAGTGAAGCATTAGAGCCAATACTTGCAGACATACAAAAAAAAACGGGTGTAACAATAAGTAATTTTGGAACATTAAATGAAGGTGGAAATATTGGTTATCAAGGAAGAGAAATAGAAGATAAACTTCAGTTAGGCATAGATCATGTTAATAAAATATATAATGATAATCCTAATATATATAAAGACCAGCCTTTATTAACTAAAGATTTTTTACAATACAAAGCTGGTGAACTTGCCAGGGCTGCTGAAGAAAATTATTTAGATGTAGCATCTAGGTCTGATAGTGTTTGGGGCGGTTTAGCTGCGGGTGCTAGAGGCGAAATACTAGACATATTAAGAAACCCTATTACAGCTATTCCAATGTTTTATGGAGGGTTTTCAGGTAGTGTTGCAAAAGTATTTTTAAGAGAAAGTCTTATAGCTGGCGGTGAAGTAGCTTTTACTAGGCCAGCAATAGCAGCCTGGAGAAAAGAAGTAGGCCTAGATTATACCTGGAATGATTTTTTAGTAGAAGTCGGAACAGCTACGGCAGCTGGTGGTTTTTTTGGTATAGGAGTTAAAGGCGCTATATCAGGTATTAAAGCATTAAGAAAAGCAGGAACTCGTATTCCTAAAAGCATAGAAGCAGAAATTAATAAAGGAGAAATGGATTTAGAAGATGCTAAAAACAATCCATTAGATTCTGGAAATCCTTTAGACGATCAACATGAACATACAACAAGAATTAATGAAGCTGTAAAAAATACTAGAAATGATGAAACAGCTGCGCCTTTAAGTGAAAAACCTATAGCTAAAACAAAAGCTCCTAAAAATATAGACACAATTATGAACGATACAACACCAGAAAATTACGAAACATTTAGGCCTAATGATTTACTTGTAGACGCAAAACAATTTCAATTTAAACAAGGCGGAGATAAATTTGGTGTTTCAAAAAGATTACAAGGTGTAAAAAAATGGCAGCCAGAATCATCAAATAGTGTATTAGTTTATGAAAAGTTAAATGGTAAAAAATTTATTGTAGACGGCCACCAAAGATTAGGATTAGCAAAAAGAATTGCATCTCAAAATGACGGGCAAGACCCAAAATTAATTGGGCTTGTTTTAAAAGAGTCAGATGGCATAACTCCAGAAGAAGCTATGATTAGGGCAGCTATGAAAAATATTGCAGAAGATTCTGGCAATGTAATTGATGCTGCTAAAATTATGAGAATAGCTCCAGAAAGAGCTGTTAACTTACCTCAATCTTCAAGTTTTGTAAGAATGATAAGAGAACTTACCAATTTAAATGATGATGCTTTTGATATGGTATTTAATGGAGTTATTGAACCAAATTATGCAGCTATTGTAGGACGGTTAGTTCAAGATAAATCTAAACATGCAGCTATTTTAAAATTATTAAATGAAACAGATCCAAGCAATGTTACGGAAGCAGAGTCAATAGTTAGACAAGCTATGAATGTAGAATTTACAACAGCTACTAATGTTGATTTATTTGGAGAACAAAATATTACAGAAAGTTTATTTAAAGAAAGAGCAACTATATTAGATAAAGCATTAAAAACATTAAGAGCTGACAAAAACACATTTAACAATTTAGTAAGAAATCAATCAAGAATAGAGCAAGAAGGAAACCAACTAGCAACAAATATAAACAAACAAAGAGCAATAAATGATGCAACGGCATTACAAATAATACAAAATTTAGCAAACAAAAAAGGAGGAATATCAGATGCCCTATCGGAAGCAGCGAAAAAATTTAAAGAAGAAGGTAGTCCAGCAAGTGCAACCCAAGACTTTGTTGACGTTATCAGACGAGAAATTCAACGAGGCAACATCAGCGGGGATAGCCTTGGCACAATTGGACGCAATATTGATGTTGAAGAGGAAGGCCTTGAAGTCGCAGCTAGTCCAAAACAGTTAAGTGATTTTGACGACCCTATAAATGGACCTGGACCGAAAAATCAAGGAGATGCTTTAGAAAATCAATTTAAAGATCAGAATAAAATTAAAGAAGAAAATGTTGAAGAGGCATTCCAGGAAGATATAGAACTTAGAAAAGATTTAGATAGAGTTATAAAAGAAGGCGCAGATTTAGATACTATAGAGGCCCATCCAGCCGTAACAAAAGCTATGGATGAGGCAATGAGCATTCCCGTAACTTCTGAAAAAGCTAGTTTTGATACAGATGAATGGTGGGATAATAGAGTTTTTAAATTTGGGGATGAAGAAGTTATTGGAGATGCCGAAGGTGTCAAAAGACTTTATGATGGTGCTAAAAGATTAGCCTGGGAAGATGACGGAAAGGTTGCGCCAGCAAATCCCATTAGAAATAATAGAGAGGTTACTATTGTATTAGGACCACCAGCTAGTGGTAAAAGCACACTAGCAAACCGTATTGGCCAAACAACTCGTTCAATGATTATTGATTCAGATGAGGCTAAAAAAGTTTTACCAGAATTTGAAGGAGGTAAAGGCTCAAATGCGGTGCATAAAGAAAGTCAACTATTATCAGAAAAAATGCAAGATATCGCTATAAGCGAAGGTAGAAATGTAATTATACCAACTGTTGGAAAATTAGATACTAAAATTGATGACTTAATGACTAAATATAAAAAAGCTGGATATAAAGTAACTCTTATAAGTATGGATGTATCTCCAGAAAATGTAATGAAAAGAATGCTTCAAAGATTTATAGATACTGGAAAGTTAATTCCTATCAAAGTAGTAAAAGAGGTTGAAGATAAACCAATAAAAACATATAATAAATTGAAAGGCAAGGCAGATGGCTACGCAAAAATCGACAACAATCAAGAGTTCGGGCAAGACCCCACGGTCCAAGAAATCAAATCAAACCTATTACAAGGACAAGATTTTCGATTACGACAGAGCGGAAGCGGAAGCGATAGCGGAATACCAAAACAGCCCATTAAAGAAGAGAATTTATCCGTGGATGAAATCCCAATCGGGGAAAGAATAGACCCTGCAACTGGTGAGGTTGTTTCTGAAACTTTAACTCCTAAACAAATATTAGCAGATATAGAGCAAGATAGAGCTATGTTGCAAAGATTGGAAGGTTGCGTATGACATTTCGTAATTGTGTAAT